CGGCAGGCCACTCAAGTGCCGCAGTATTAGATGCCTGGGCGACTCCACTGGTTGCACGGGTCCATGCAACTGACTGCCTTGCGTATGCACCTCCTGAAACTTCTGTTCCTGCCGCACTATCGGATGGTGCCGCGGTCTGCAAACCACAGTACCATGTCCCTGGTGCAGTATATGATGAACCACCGAACAAGTGTCCAATGACTTTATCTTCCAAATAATTAGTAAATCCTGCCATAATCTATCCTAGAATGGAGTGAAAGTTATTGAGGGTGTTTCCCCACTAAATTTAGCTTTTTCATCTGAAGCCACTATTTGATCTATTATCTGTTGGTAGCGACCTGCCCAGACTCCAATCCTCTCATCGGCTTGAAGGTAAGGTGCACTTTGCATCAAAGAACCATACAAATAGGCATCCGGATGATTGTCCAGAAGCCAGTTTGTTGCGAAAGTAGCAAGTGCTGGAACCTTCTGGTAATATACAATCTCAAGTGTATATTCACTATCCGGAATAGGTGCAAACTCAATATTATTCTGTGTGACGGAATAATAAATAGGCTTGCCAGTTGCATCTCCCACCCTGTGTATATCAAGATTCTGCAAGTTACGATACTCAAGGGGGGTCACAGGAGAGGTTAACAATTCTATGTTTCTCATTCCAAGAAAATCGGCTGGAAGTTTCACATATTGAGAATCAATAGGTGCTTGTGTCCGTACCGACATTTCCCTGACTCTTAATGACCGATTTAACTCTGATTCAGTCATTGTGATAAAATCTGGTATCACAGTTGTCAAATCAGAGCGGTTCAGAAAGTCTGCAACTGATGCTTGCAAGTCAGTATAGTTTGCTAATGCCATAATTCACCATAGTATAAACTTCTAATTTCTTTTGAAAGTACATGATCTATTACACAAGGTATCTTCTTTTCTTTGCATTGTTTCCAGAAGGGAATAAAATCTTCCTCAAATCCTGGTGTTCCTAAAATCAGCTTATTGTCAAAGAATGGCAGTTCAAGAACATCAAAAACTGGAATGTTAAAAAGCACCATCCCTATTGCAACTCCATCCACTTCTTCTGTTTCAGGACATTTAGGATCTGGTTTTACTGTTGCACTACCTCTGTATGCAGAATACTCTTTAGTAACAACATTTCTTAGATAGTTAATGCCAATTATTGCACGTCCTCTTGCTAACATTCTATGCAAAGAATCTACAGGAAAAGTAAATTCAGGAGTAATCATCAAGACATGAGTTGCACCCCAATCTATTGCAGAGCCAATCAATCTGTGTCTTACTTCTGGAATTACTCTTCCACTATGTGCAAAAACCCTTATTTCATGCTCTCCATCATAGTCAGAGTATTGAAAATACTGAACCATGTTTGCAAGACACTCACCGAACTGAAAGGGCCATGTTCCTGTAAAAGATGGAACTGCAACTGCAACCTTTAAAGTTTCCCCGGCCATGTCCGAAACGGGCGGTTCGCATGATTGTTTGCCCACTTCTTCCAATCTTTTCTATCCCAATTTTCTCTAAAAGACTGGTCCAAGACAAACTTTGGTATTACCGCAGAGTGCCGCCATTCTTTTGAAGGTTGTAGAGAGGACATATCTTTAGCAAGTTTAATCACCGGCTCTATGTCCTCCCTATCTTCTACTGTGAAAGTCTTATCATGCTGATCGTAATGAAAGTATTGTCTTGACCAGTTGACAAGTTTTTCAGAGTTATTCATTAGCTAACTGTTAAGTCCGCAACTACACCAGAAGCGGCTTGGTTCTTAGCAATTAAAGTGTATTCAACTAACAGGGCACGCTTAATTGCATCCCCGGTTTTGGCTACTTCCTCCTGCTTGAAGTCCCTGAGATATGCAACGCTCCAATATTCTGGATCAATTACATAACCAGTTGTCTCTCTTGAAAACCTGTTGGGTATTACCTTAAAGTCTCCAAAATCGGAACTGTAGAGGTCTGCGGCCGCTTGAATCTTGGTTGCATCAATCATCTGGCGGGCTGTTGTTCTACCTGCAAATCCAGATACAACTCCCTTGTTAAAGGGGCCAACCATTAAGACTGAAGGATCGCCTCCACTTGAATATGCAGATTGGATCACGGCTTTTAGTAAAGTTTCAGTAAATGCACGTTTAGTGCCAGCATCAACTGGAGCGGCACCAAGACCTGCACCAGATCCGTTAGGTGAGCCAGTACCTCTTGATACGTTACTTGTAGTCCAAGTTTCATATCCACCGAGTGTTCTTGCAGTACCGGTTGCACCAACCGCTTTTGCAACTTTACCCGTTAGTGCAGATTCCATATCCCTTTTCAAAGCCTTTGATGACTTTGCAAGTTGATAGGCCATCTCTGAGTCTCGACCTGCATTGTTAACCACTTGCTGTGTTCCAGCAACGATTACTGTTTTGGTAGAGATTTGAGTGTAATTACCTATTCTTACTGTTGGTGTAACAGCAGAATAAGCATACTCATCTCCCTCTATTTTTGCATTTGCGGCTACGGCATCAAGTGCATCCGTCTGCCACTCTGCGAGTGTGTTTGTAGCTTTGCTACGTCCTACCATGGACATGAAAGGCGTGTCGGATGGACTAATATTATAAATGGTATTAGCCAAGTCCTCCCGCCTACCAATTGACTGATAGGTTTGAAATGTATTTGCAACGATTGCCATTATTACTCCTTATTTATGAACGAATGTGATTATAAAATACTGCGGCTGCATCATCAATACTGCCGGTTTTTTTAAGTCTTTCCATTGCCTTACCCGTTTTGATTTTACTGGGGTCTCCAGACTTTGATCCAGGTTTCATTGATTCCCTTCTGACAGGCTTGATACCTTTCTTCTTTTCTTGCAACTGGTCCCAAAGTGCACCTTTTCTCATTATGGAAACGGCTCGACTGTCAAAGGTTCTGTCAAGTTCCTCTTGGGAATAGCCAGAGTTTAAGCCAAACTTTGTAATCAGTTTCTTTTCGGCATCTGCAAGTTTACTGTCGCTCCACTCCGGAATTACATCCAGGAGTTTCTCTTTTTCACTATCAAGATGCTTATTAAGATGCTCTTGCTGTTCTGCTTCCTTCTGGTTGTTCAACCTTTCTATTTCTTGGTCAACAACCTGAGATTGCATTTGAGCATCCCTAACAGCATCCCGTTCTATTAGGAACTGGACTGGATCTGAATCTCTGAGATTATTCCAATATTCATCTGTTCGTTCTGGCGTTTTAGGTTGATTCTGCTTTGCATATTCCAGTGCTTCTAGGGCTTGTCCTCTAAGTTGACTGATTTCTGCTTTAGAATCCTCAAGATTACTGCGGTCATCTGCAAGTGCTTGGGATTTACGAGTATAATTTTGACCTTTTGAGAAAGAATCCTTTAGTTGCTGAAGTGTTACTTGATGTGTCTTCCCATCATATTTAACTTCATGCAAATTTTCTTCTGGTTCTTCTTCCTCAGCTTCAATTTCCTCATCTGCATCATCATCCTCTGAATCTGAATCTGAATCTTCTTCTATTTCTTCTTCAGGTTCTTCTTGGGTAAGCTGGTTATCTTCGTCTGTTGGCAATTCATCTTCACCACTTTCGGAGGTCAGTTCTTTTTCCCATTGTTTTGCATTTTCTTCAAGATCAGACCCTTGAATTGAGCTATTGTCTTGTTCTTCTGCCATAATATTATCCTATCAAGTAGTTTTCCTCATTTCTGAGAACTAATGACTAACCGTTTCTAGCAAGAATATTATCTTTTCCGCTAGTTATCATCATGTTCAATTCTTTTTTAAGATCATCCAATGCCCTGAGTTTGAGAAATATCCTCTCTCTTGAGATTGAATCATCTAAATCAGAATTAGTCCATGAATCGTTATAGTGTTCTTCCAGATTTTCAAATGCTTCCTGAATAACTGGATCTTCCAACACGGCTCTTGCCGCATTTGCTTTTATAATCCTATCTTCTTGTGATGTCTTTTCAAAACTCTTTTTCTTCTTCTTTGCCATTATGAAGGTATTGGTTCAGCCGGTTGTCCCATTTGCTGTGGGTTCATGTCCCCAGGAGACATCGGCATACCCTCTGGCACACCCTGTGGTGGAGCAGGTGGATTCATCATCTGTTGCATCTGCATCTGTTGCATTTGTGCATCCATTTTTATCTTTTCCCTGTCTTTTTCAATCATACCCTTCATTTCAGTCTGGTCAACTGATGTCTTGTACTTGTTTTCCATTTCTTTGACCTTTATGTCAAGATCAGTCTCCATCTTGTCTCTGTCAAGATCGTCTTTGCGTATCATTATCTCCCTGTCAAGATCAAGTCTTGACTTGTCATTTTCCATATCTGCACGAACCTTGTCTGCTTGTGCTTGTGCAAATATTTCATCTGGCGTAGGCTGTGGCTCAGGTGGAGGAGGTGGTTGATAAGTTGCAGGATCAGTCCAGAATGTTTGTGTATCTTTAAAGCCACTCAGTTCTGTCATTTTCGTTAAAGTTGCATGATACTGCTTGAAATTCACAAGTGGATTTTCTGGTCCTTGCTTCTCAATAATTGCTTCCTGTTTGGCAGCCAGTCCTGAAAGCATCATCATACGTTCTTCTGTAGTGCCAAGTCCAAGTGCAACATTAACAGAAACATCCATACCAACATCCCAATATTTCGGATCAATAGGAATCCACTCATTTCTAAGTCTCACCATACGTTCCTTATCCTGGTGAGAGTGCAGGAGTTTTAGTATCTTCTTAAACAGAGGTTTCATCCCATTCTCTGCATAGATACGGCAAAGTAACTCTATTTGTGCTTGTGATGCGGCTACAGTTGCAGAAACTGCCGCTTTTGTGGATGACTGCAATGCATCTGGATTCAGGCCCATGCTTGCTTTTGACATCCCTGTACGATCCTCTTTTACAGAGTCAAGATAATCGAGCATCGGAAAGGCTTCACGACCAGAAAAATCCTTGTTCAGTTCTCTTATCATTCCAGGTGCTCTTGTACGAATGACTTTCCCTACTTTGTTACTTAGAACATCATCTGTATTGACTTGACCTTCCACAACTTCAGTATCTGGGTGGATGCTTTTTGCAAGAGAGTCAAGCATATTACGCATGACCATACTCTTGATTTTCTGCACATCCATCAGTAAATCTGCTACTGATTGCCCTTTCCAGACATGGGGTTCCGGATACCCGTTAAATACAATAAAAGGTAAATCATTAACAGGAGAATGATGTAGGAGCTTATGATGATTCCCTGCACAACAAAAACGCCTAAGTTCAGATATCCCATCACCATCGAAATCCACTTTTGCATAGGCTTCAATATAAAGAACTTTCCTGTTTGATTCTCCTGATGTTTCTGAGTCTGCATAGTTTGAGATTGGGTGTCTTGCGAGAAATTCTGTGTTTGTTCCAAATTCATCTTCATCTCCTGCTAGGTCAAGCATTTCCTCATAGTCATATCCCATCTGGACTAATTCTGAAACACTCAAGTAACGTCTATGTGCAACGATTGCGGAATCTTCTACACTTCTTGCCCGTCTGTCTATCAAGAACTCCTCTGGAGGGAGTGCATCAAGAACAATGTTCCCATCAATATTTGTTTGACGGACAACCACATCATGCAGATTTGGCGCCTCCATGGCTGGTTGCACGATAGGCTGTCCGTCAGGAGAGAACTGTTGTTCCTGAGGCGGAGGAGGTTGAAAAGAAGGATCCGGGTAACTTTCAACAGAAGTTGCTTCTTTGTCACTCTCTGTTAAAACTGCTTCAAGACCTTGATCGTCAAGTCCAGTAAATTCTTCGTAACTAACTTCTTCTCTACGCTCCCAATCAATGCGGATAACCCCAATTCTTTTTACGAGGGAGTCTTTAATTGCGTTATAGCAAATTGAAAATGCAGGGTTGTCTTGCCCTAATACAATTTGATTAACAAAATCAGTTGCTTGTTGTGCAGAAACTACATCCTCAGGTTGTCGTGGTACATACTCAACAACTCTTTCTGAACCAAAGAATGTCCTCATTATCTGAGGTAGCATCAATGATATTGTATCCCTGACATCATACGATACAACTTGGGAACGACCATCCTCCTCATTGCCAAAAGGCATACCATTGTAATAGTTACTTGCCTGAACCCTATCTGGTGCTTCCTGAAGATCAATGTAGTCTGTTGCAGATTCAATTAGAGATGCAATGATACCTTCCAGTTCATCGTCTTTCATTGACTCGTCACCAGACAATTCTATCTGTTCTTCCTCTAATTCCGCAGTCTGTGCCCTTATTTCTGTGTCTGATTGTGCCATAAAATATTAGATTTCTTGAAATAAACCATGAGCTGGGGACCAGTTGCTCCGTTCAGCTTTTACCCTGTCAGGATTATACCGAGATAGCTGTTGCGATCTTGGTTTCAACAATCCCATTTGGTGTTTTTTTAACCTTCTTGCCAGTTCCATATCCTCCTCGGTCCCAAACCCCGAATATCCTGGTGCAGTAGGATCAAGCAGATGACCTTCTTCTAATTGTTCCTGTTTGGCATCAATCAGATCGGATAGAATACCAATCTCCTTTTTTTGTTCTTGCACTTTATCTAACCTGCCTGGGATCATTTTTAATTCACTTATTCCAGTATCTTCCCTTTCTTCCCATTCACTGTCAACCCTGCGTTTTTTCAGGAGCATATCCAATTCTGTCCCAAATCCTGAAAACCCTGGAGCAGTTGGATCAAGCAGGGAAGGTAATTTTTTTCTCTCAGGTGCTTCTACCTTCTTAGGGGATTGATCCCCCCAACCCATCCGCATTTCACCCAATTCTAACCGACCCTTAATATTGCGTAATTCCTTTAAAGGTTCTTGCAAATCAGGACTTTGGTCTGAACTCCAGTTCAGTTCCTCCCAAGGAGTTTTTCTGGCTAATTCCACCATCCATTCAGATAAACCCCGTGTTTCCTCTTTTGTCATCTAAATATCTATGATTCTATATATATTCTATCATAACTTGAAAATAAAGATACTTTCAAATAAAG